ATAATGTTCTCAATCAGGGCCTCGCCCCGCAATTCGTTGCGGCCGAAACCCTCCGCACGCTTGTTCCGGTGCTTGCACCGCTGACCAAGATCGCCGTCACCGACTTTTCCAGCTACGTTGCTGAAAAGGGTCAGGTCGTCCACACCCGATTCGCCAATAAGTTCACGGCGAGCAACTACGATCGTTCGACTGGTTTCGTTCCTTCCGATGCTAACGCTACGGACGTTGCGATCACCCTGTCCAATCATCGCTACGTTTCGGCTGCGTTCACCGACACCGAAGTCGCCACCATCTCGCTGGATATGCTTCGCCGTGTGTTCATCGCTCCGATGACCAACGCCGTTGTGAAGTCGCTGTTCGATGATATCCTCACCGACACGACCGCTGCGAACTTCCCGTCTGCCGCTTATTCCGGCTCGAAGGCTTCGTTCAATCGCACTGCGATCGCTAACGTTGCTACCTCGATGACGAAGGCCAACCTTCCGTTCGATGGTCGTGCCGCCCTCGTTTCGCCTGATGCGTTCGGCCAGCTGCTTCAGGATCCTTCCGTTGCTCAGTACCTGTCGATCGGCGACACCAGCGTGATTCGTGACGGCAAGGTTGGTCGCCTGCACGGCATCGACCTGTATGAATACAATGGCTTCCCTGTGAGCGGAACTGCTTACAACGAAGGCCTCAATGGTATCGCCACGTGCCGTGAAGGTCACGTGATCGTCACCCGTGTTCCTGCTGCTCCCACCACCGGCGGTGGCGAACAGATCGTTGTCGCTGATCCTGATTCTGGCTTCAGCTTCGCTCTGCGTATGTGGTATGACTGGACCAAGGGCCTGACCAACATCAGCGCTTCCTGGATTGTCGGTCACAGCGTGGGCAACCCGGACGCCGCCCAGCGTATCGCTTTCACTTCCTAATAAGCGATCAAATCAAAAAGAAAGCCAACGATTCAGTTCGTTGGCTTTTTTGTTTATTACTTTTTGACTGTGGCGCTAAAATATGGGATCGATTCAAGATGAATGGTCGAATGACGCATCAGCCATTTTGGCAGAGATTCCTAAGGCAGTAACTGTTCGGCGTGGCAACGGGCCAGAAACATCGTTCAACGTTTTGATCGGCCCGCCGATGATCAATCAGGACATTGAAACTGGCGGTTTCCTAAACACGACTTCTTTTGATGTTAAGTTTCTGAAATCAGACGCCGTTGCTCATCCTGGCGTGGTCATTTACGGCAACCTCGTTCGATACAACGAACAAAACTTCCGAATCGAAGCGATCAATGATCGCCCGCCGTCTGCGTGGGTAATCGTTCGAGTCGCATCGGCCGCCGGCCCAGCGTAATGGCAATTTCGACTTCATCGAACGTTCAAGTTGATGATTCGGGCTTGTTGGCTCATCTGAAAGATTATTCCAGTATGCTTGGAAAGTCTATGACTGAAGTGATCAGGTATCAGTCGGGAAAGTTTTGCGAAGATATGATTCGCTACACCAGGCCGTTCGGCAAAAATAAGAAATCAAACAGCGGAGCGCTGCCTGAAATGAAAAAGAAAATCGCTGGAGAATTGTATCATATTTTTAAACCGCTCGAATCAGCTCGTTTGGATGAAATTGTTTCGATCGGCAACTTCGACCTTTACAAAAAGTGGGTTCGCAAGCTGCGTGACAAAGGATTACGTGCCGGCCCGAACGATCCTAAAATCACTTTGTTTCAGCGTTGGACGTATGACGTTGAAAACGTAAAGCCTCTTGGCGGGTATCGCAGCGTTTTTGTTCAAAGTGGAAACGAGTCGCAACTTGAACAATTGCATAAGAAAAACCGAATTGATGCAGGTCGTGGCCCGATGACTAGTTTTGCCGTCAAATCAAAGCAGGCTTTTGCGATCGTTGAAAACAAGTCGACTTTGAATAGCTACGTTAAGAAAAAGCAGGCCAAAATCGGCGTGCTTAAATCTCCATATTGGTTCGCTGCTCAAAAGATCAAACAGTCGATCGATGCTCCTGCGTGGGCAAAACAAATTGAAGGTGCTCGAAACGCTGTAGCGATCGAAGCGTTGAATGACAAAACGCAGCCAGCAATTACTGTTGGCAATATGATCGGCAACAAACTTGGAAACAATGCGAACGTTCGTGCAGCGATCAATCATCGTGCTTATGCTATGCGTAGGCAAATGGCTGAACATATGAAAGCAAAAGGATCTTCCATTTGGCTTGAAGCAGCTAAAGGAAACCTGACGTCCACAATTCAACATTTCAAATAATATGACCACAGCCACTGCGATCAGAACAACTGCTGAACAAAGCGTGTTAGCTTATTTTAACGCAAACGCATCTTTGTTTCCAAACACGTTGATTCACGTTGGGCAAACTGACGGATTGCGAACGTCCACAATGCTCATTTTGGCTTGTGAGTCGGCAAACGCTCCGTCCGACTTTATGGCCGAAAGCTACGGCAACTTTGATCTGTCGTTTAAAATCTACATTTTTTCGTCTGCAGATGATTCGACCTTAGACGATCATCGTCAGCGTGTTGAACTCGTTCAGGCTTTGATGCAGGACAGCGCCACGCTGCAGTCGTATTGGACTCAAGGAACGCTTTACAAGTCGTGGTTCGTAAATGATGACGAAGGTCACGCCGATCGCAGATTCGGAAACGTTCTGACGTTCACGATGTTTGCCGTTTATCCGTCTGCTTGACTGCGGCGCTAACTTAAATCTACTGATATGGCTACTCCTGTAAATACGACCAACAAAACTTACGGCGTTGCTCATAAGTTCGCTGTTTATTCTACGGCTGATTTCGTGACGCTTCAGACCGATAATCTGAATCGCAAGCCTGCCCTTGACGTTGAAGTGATGGATGAAACCGGTCGTGTGATCACCGATCGTCTCGATGACGTTCGCCACGAAACCAGCATCTCCGGCGTGCTTAAGTCTGGTTCAACGATCCCGACTGTGATGGATCAATTCACTTACGATGCGGTTCAATACATCATCAAGGACGTGACTGATGATGGTCAGAACAACGCTTTCCGTAAGGTCACTCTGAAGCTGGTTAAATACCAGGAGATCGCTTAACCCTCACGGGTTCGCCGCCGTGGAAAATCGGTGGATCAAAGCCGCAACGATCCTCAGACCAACAACTGTGGTCTGCGGTCGCCGGCTTTTGCCGTTTTGTTTGCGTCATCGAGTTGCACTCGAAGCGCTTGAATCGCCGTTTATCACGATGCGTGGCGATTTTTCCCCGCAAGACGTGATGCTCGCTGCACGTGTGCTTTCGTCTCACAACAACGAGATCGTTCGTGAACCTTGGACGATCGCTGATCATATTCGACTTGGTATGATGACTGTTTCGGAACAAAGACTTCTTACCGAGATCGCTAAACTTGGCGCTTATTTCAACGCACAATCTTTGTGGCCGAGGTTTTGGGAAAAAGAGCAAGCTGGTTCTAAATCTTCCATTCCTTGGCAGCTCACGATCGTTGCGGGACTTGTTCGAAGCGGAGTCGATTTAGAACAAGCTTGGACGATGCCCGAAGCCGAAGCTGTTTGGTTGTATTTTGCTAACGCAAAGGCAGAAGGTGCTTCGATCGATATCGTTTCAGAAGAAGAATGGAACGCTATGGAGAAATATCGTCAGGAACAAATGAAGGAACAAACCAACAACCAACAACGGAACTGATTTTATGGGCGAAGATGTAAAAGTTAAATTCGGCGGAGATTTCTCACAGATTTCAAAAGGTGCATCTGAAGCTGCTGCTAAAGCAGGGACTGCTATGGCAAACAGCGTTCAGACTTGGGCAACAGGTGTTGGTGCAACGATCGCAGGTGCTTTCGCAGTAGGCTCTTTGATCAATCGTGTTTGGGCTGATTTTCGCCAAGGCACCGAATATTTCCACGAACTTCATATTGCTTCTAAAAAGACAGGAGTCAGTTCTGAGGAATTGCAGAAAGTTGCTTCTGTAGCAAAGGAAGTAGGCGTCACGATCGAATCGCTTGGACGTGCTTTTGCTTTCAACAACGCTTTGATCAGCAACGCTAGAAACGGAAACAAAGAATACCAAAAAGAGCTGCAAGCCCTTGGATTCACTCAGGAGAAAATCACTTCCGGACAAGTAAAAGCGACTGACGTTTTGATGGCGCTCGCCAAACAATACGAAAAGACTGGCGACGCTGCTGGGTTGACTAAAAAGATGTTCGGAAAAGGAGGTATGGAAATTTATCCGTTGATCACGCAAGGTAAGACGGAACTCGAATTAAAGACCGCAGCAGTTAAAACTTATTCAGACGCCGAAGTGACCGCAGCTTCAGTGACTGAAAAGCGCTTGCTTGCTTTAGAACGTCTCGAAAAACAAATGGGAAGATTGGCAGCTGCTAAAGCGGGAATGGTGCTGATCAAAAAGGAAATCGCAGATGAGGAAAAGAATATGTGGGATGAGTTCAGAAAGACTCGTAGCGTGAAAGAATTGAGCGACATCCTCTACAACCCAAAGAAACGTGGCGAAATGACTGCGGAATATTTCGCAAATTATTTTAAGAAAAAATACGGAATGTCCACGGAAGAAACCTTCCAGATTTTTGAATCAATGGGAGGCCGAGGAATTGAATCAGTCGAAGCACAACGAGATAAGTTTTTACAGATGCTGAAAGAAGAGAAAGCTTCCCAAGAAGAAGGACCTATTACGCAAGGGCCTCTTGGCCCGCACGAATTGCTTGCAACATCGACTTTGCAAGCGATCGGCGGCGGCGATCTTGGCGCTATTCAAGCTGCAACGTATTCGATGACGATGCTCGATGCCGCACAAAGCACGGCTGAAAATACTGCCGTGATGGCAAGTTGTATGGCGAGCGCTGCTGAACTTGGCGCCAACCCTGACATCGTGAACGAAGCGAAATAATTTTATGGCAATCCCTTCATCCACCAGAAAAGATTACGGCGATGCTTTGCGATCGCCCGGCATTCGTCAGCCAAACGAAACGATCACAGTTGACGCTTATGGCGTGATGCAAGCACAGTTGACGTTTGCGATCGATGCTGACGCCGGCAACGTTCGTAGTGCGATTCAGACTTTTACCGCAGGGGCTGATTATCCTGACAACCTCGGCTGCACGATGAAATCTTACAAGTATCATATCACGTCTGCGAAAGGCGGCGTGTCGATGTTCGCTGTGGATTATCTCGGCATCCTTTCGACCAACGGAATGTCTCGAGCTCAGATCACTGGCATCGCTAATTGCACAGCACAGCCGATCGAGACGCATCCGAATTTCCAGGTGTTCAACGAGAAATTCGCTGACGGCCCGCTTGCTGGCAAACCGCCGACTGACCCGACTGCTGAAGCGAACGTTCCGCTTTGGGTCGAACAAAAAGATCCTAACACAGACAGAGTGATCGGATACAAGTTCAACGGATTCGGAGTCAACGAAGCCGGCGACTTGAACATAAAAGCAGGGATCAGGCAATTTTTACGTCCGATGACGAACGTTCGTGGCGTGATTTTTTTCGATTACGCAAACGGATACAAAGGCGCCAACTTTGCTAACAACATTGGCAAAACTATCTTTGATGGCGACTTACAATATCTGTTCAATCCGTTGGACGTTGTCGGCGCTCAATCAGCGACTAATTGCCTTCTCGTTTCTGCGAACATCGAATGCCTTGGAGATCCTAATCACTACGCAGCGATCAAAGTCACTTATGACGTGATGATCGGTGGCGAACTTGGTTGGGATCCCGACATTTACGCTCAGATGGAAGAATCTCTATTTGCTTAATATGTCGATTTCAGACCGAGGCTTTGATGGTTCAGGTTCACGTTTCGTTTCACGATTCGGCGTTGGCGAACCGATCACGGCGAAACAGCTCAACGATATGGCACAGGCGATCCAAGTCGGCCTTCCGATGCCGTATCTTGGCGAAGGTCCTGCGGTCAGTTTTTTACCTGGCGGATCCACGATCACTTACGTTCCGGACGTTTATCAAGCGGTCGCTGGAGCGACTAAATGCCCGTCTGAAATTTACAACCTTCGCTATGACGTGACGGCAGATGTTTATTACATCAACATCTACCCGTTTTACGTGAACAATATGATCGTGACGGATCACGATGACAATCCGCTGACAGACGATCCCCCGCCGAACATTCAGGTTTTTGTCGATGGCATCAGCCAAGATTCTGAAAACCCTTCGATCAATTACATCTACGTAGTTTGTGAAGCGTCTGATGCCACGGCAGAAGCAGATTACCCAGTAAGCGACCCGCCGCCTTACATCGTTGTAAAAACAGATCCGCAATCAGACACAGACGAAGTCGCTTATTTGATGTTAGGTCGTGTGACTGGTTGGTCTGACCCTGAAACTGGTCAGGACACTTTGGTGATTCAAAATCTCAAAGGTTGCGGATCAGTCACGACTGCTCGATTGAAATGCGGTAGCGGAAGCGCCACTTATTTCTGGAGCAGCGTATGAGCATTTTTCCGATCACGTGTGCAGTTAAGTGTTTGCTTGGCGTGCCGCCTGATCACCCGACTTACATCAGGCAAGCTTGGCAAGATTACCCAGCTGCTGACCCGCCAGACGTTCCAAATTTTTTCACTCGGGTGAACAGCTACACACCTAAGATTTACGAGTACCAAAGAAGCCCGGCTAATTTGATTTACGAAAATAATTTCAAAGTGAAATCGATCAAAGCGACTGGCCCAGTGTCTGTCGTTTATTCTTATTTGCCGCCCGGCGAACAAGCCCCGAACCCAAACGGAGAAGTAGGACTGATAAACGGAGGCGAATACAACGTCACAGTTGTTCAATCGAATTATTTACCGAGGTGGAAAGATGACGATCCCTACGACTTCACAAGTTTGCCTGGATACAATTCTTATCCGATCAGCGGCGAAAATTACACTTTGATTTCAAACGCTTCGACAAGCCCAAATTTGATAGTCGATCAGCTTAGGCACAACGGAAACGTTGTTGGATCTTGGTCGTTCAAAGCGAGCGTAGATAATTTGCAGTCTCGAGTCGTGAATCGACTGACTGGCGGCTACGAATATTACGACTATAAACAAAAGACTTTTGAATACGAACAAACTGGGGTTGTTGGTTTGTGGGTTGATTACGTGCCTTGTTGTTGGAACGAAGGAATGACGATCACTGGAAAAGTGTCTTTTAAAAGCATTCCATTCACGACTGAAGCGAGGCCTGAAGACAACCAACACGGATACGGATTTGGAGGAATGATCTTAAAAGTAGATGGCGATTTTTCAGACGCAGGAGAAGCTGATTGGACTGTCACGTTGACCAAAGATTTTCCTTCCGGGCCTTTGACTGAAATAGAAATTCCAGCTACAGACGGCGTGATTACTGTAATTTCTGATTTCTGGATTACTGACATTATTGATTCAACGGCATCGTGATCGTTCGTTGACTTCAGCGCTAATTTATGGATTCGCCGACAGTCGTATTTAAGCGAGGCTCTACGTTTGGCGCTTTGGTCACTTACGTTCCTGGTTCTGGCGATCCTGCAAACCTCAACGGCGTTGAAGTCGAATCGAGCGTTCTCGATCGTGCGGGAAAACGATATGTGCTGACGATCACTCGAGATCCAGACAACCTTCACTTTACGACCACGTTTGAAGATACGGCTGATTGGCAAACCGGAACGGCTGCTTGGGATTTTAAATGCACCAAAGATGGCGTTCTGTTTTATTCCACGACTGTTCGTTTCATCGTAGAACTTCAAATCACTCTTTAAAATGGCTCAGCTGAATATCGTTCTGAATCAAGCACCTGGCGGCACGTTGAACGCTGTTCTCGGTTCGCCTGGCCCGCAAGGACCTGCCGGCCCGCAAGGACCTAAAGGTGACCCAGGACAACCCGGCGTAATTCCTGCTTGGGGTTCGATCACTGGAACGCTGTCTAATCAAACTGATCTACAATCTGCATTAGATGGAAAATACCCTACGAGCAATCCTGCCGGCTACATTTCGTCTTGGACGGGCGGCACGATCACGTCTGACATTCATTCATCCAATGGTTCTAGTTTTAGAACTTGGGACGGCGCTCACGCTCAATGCTCGATTTCTCCTAACATTATTCAGATTTGGAAGAATGATCCAGGTACTGGCGCTTTATCGATAGAATCTGACGGCATCACGTTTCAAAACGGAACGCTTAAGCAAGTTGAAGCATACCCGGGAACGATCATTTTAAACGGATACGCACAGGAATCTTGGGTCACAGCTCAGTTGATCCCTTACGCCACGCAAACGTGGTCGCAAAGCAATTTCTACCCGCTTACGGCTAACCCTGCTGGATACATCACGGCATCTGCGTTGAATGGATACGCCACGCAATCGTGGGTTGGAAGCAATTATTACCCGCTTAATTCCAACCCTGCTAATTATTTGATCAACGGATCAAATGGAACTGTTCCAGCAGGCGGCACGACTGGTCAGGTTCTTTCTAAAGCAAGCGATTCAAATTACGCTTTAATTTGGTCTGACATTCCTCAAGCGGGAGTGATTTGGGGCACGATCACTGGAACATTGTCTGACCAGACTGACCTTCAGTCGGCGCTTGATTCCAAATTGAGCCTTTCTGGCGGAGCGATGACTGGAAACATCACCGCATCGAGTCCTTATTCTAACAGTTATTTGAGCGCTGATTTTCTCAGCATTCAACATCCGACTATTTCTGGATATTATTCGGAACACAACGTCAATGGATTCATCGCACAAAACGAATATGGACGCATTTCGATCAGCGGGAATTCAATTACGTTCCCTGACAATTCTGTTCAAGCGACTGCTTGGACTGGTCAGATGCCTGCTGTCGTTTGGGGTTCGATCACGGGAACTTTGTCTGATCAAACTGACCTTCAATCTTCCTTAGATTCAAAGATTGATTTTGACGTCTACGGCGGGATCAGATTCCCATACGGATACGTTCAGACTGGTCAGTCGACTCAACGCATTTGGTTCAACGGCAATTACGGAAAATTCTATTACGATACGGCTTCACAAGCGAACAACGCTTTCGCTTCCGAATCTTGGGTGAACGATCGCTTGTCGAATTATTATCCGAACAGCAATCCTTCTGGTTTTATTACGTCATCGGCGCTGACGCCGTATCTGACGATCACGAACGCTGCGAACACGTATCAAACGATCAGCGGAATGTCGGCATATGCCACGCAATCGTTCGTCACGTCACAGGGCTACATTACGTCATCGGCGCTGACGCCGTATGCTCAACTTTCTGGCGCTACGTTCACGGGCAAAATCAATCTTGCTACGATCGCAGGCACTCAGACGCCTTCGCTCAACCTTGGCGGAACTGTTGATCCTAACGCAACGAACGCTGTCAGCGGCGACTTTTGGATTTCAAATGCTGCTTCGCCTAAGGTGTCTTACAAAGTCGGATCGAGCATTTATTATTGCACGACCAACAACCTGACCAACACGTTCAGCGCTCCGCAAGTATTCGACACAACGAGCAACACGTTGGCTGCCGTTCGCATCACTCAAAAGGGGACGTTCCCGGCGCTCGTTGTTGAGGACTCGACTAACCCAGACACGACTGCTTTCGTTGTCGATCAAAACGGCGCTGTCGGTGTCGGTGTTGATCCTTCGACTTTCAGCCCCACGAATAAAGTTGAAGTCGCCGGTTCGATCAAAGCTGCAAGCATCACTTTCAACGGAACGGCACAATTCAAAGTAAACGGGACTCAGACCAATCCTTTCGGAAGCGGAAATATGAGCCATTCGGAATATCCGCTGGAAATTCTAATGTCGTTCAATGGTTCGACTTACGCTATTCCTATGCGTCTCGTTTCGACTCCTTAATCTCATATGATCACCGCAATCATCTCGTTCATCATCGGTTTCGTTTCTGGAGCGCTCGTGTTCCGAAACAACGCTGCAAAGGCAGCTGACGCCGAACAAAAGGGCAAGTCCATCTTGGACGTCCTCAAAGGCCGATAATTTATGGCAAACACTCCTGACGCAATCAACGCCGAGATCGCCAAACTCGTAATCGAGTCTTGGGATTCGATCACCGCAGACCTCGAAGCGAGTCAGCGTAAAGCGACTGCTTTCAATGTCGTTGTGAACGTGAACAAGGAAGTTGATGGCACATTCTCGTTCGTGATCAAAAACAACTTCAGAAAGCAGACTGTCGTTTCGCAGCCCGTCACGACCAGTTCGAAGGGCAAGCTCGCCTGATATGAAACGCACGTTGTCAGCGATCGTATTGATCGGCCTGTTAATCGTTGGCTGCAATTCGTCTTTGCCCCCGGCAGCGCCGAACGCCACCACGATGGACGCCCTCAACAAGTCGCAAGCGAGCTCGGACGATAAGATCGCAGCTGCTGTCGCTGCAGCGTCTGATGCGAACGACAA